CCTTCCAACTCTTCATTGCTGACCAAAGCAAACATAAAGTCAGCTGTCGCTGGCAAACCAAAAGATTCAGAGGTATCTTCAAGTCCTGGATCCGAGTTTGTGAATCCAGAACGAGTAGTTTGAGTGGCTGATACAATTGGAACATTATACTCAACTGCCAATCCTCTTAACTCTTCTGCAATGCTCTTAATATATGTATAAGAGTTAATTGAACCACCTTGTTTCATTCGTTGGCTCGCACAAATATTCAGATAGTCAATGAAGATGATGTCAGGTTTAAATTCTCGTTTCAACTTTAGTTCTTCCAACAAAGCACGGAAGTGACCAGAGTGAGCACCAGCAGTTGGATATTCTTTGACAATCAATTTACCTTTAGTCTTAGCTGTAATCTTGGCAATACGACTTTCGTAAATATCCCTGTCAATAACTTTTAGCTCATCCATTGTTAGGTTCAGAAGATTTGCATCAATCCTTTCAGCGATTCGCTCTTCTGCCATTTCCATAGTTATGTATAATACATTTTTACCTTGAACTAGGCAACCAGCACCCACATGACACATGAACAAAGACTTACCGACACCAGTGCCAGCAAGACAGATATTAAGTGTTTTCTTTGATAGTCCACCCTTAGTGATTTTATTGAACATGTCAAGGTCGAATGCAATCTTCTCTTCCACCCTATGATAAAAATCATACCTCTCATTGTGGTCATCAAGATAGTCATGACCAATATGATTATCAAATGAAACGGCAAGAGCATCAGAAAGAATAGATGGGATCGCATCTTGTGTATGTTGCTTGTCGTTGCCGTCAATGATTCGGATTGCTGAGAGAACTCCATTATAAATTGCCCTATCTTTACAAAACTTTTCAGTATGTTCTAACATCCAGTCTGCATTGACTGGTTCTTGACTCAATGTGCCGATAAAGTCGCCAAGTTCAGACAACTCTTTGTCATTGAGATCTTTCCTGTTGCTAACTTCAATCTGTAGGATTTCTTTGGATGCTGGTTTGTTATACTTCGTGAAGAAAGAAACAATCTCGTCTGCGAGGATTACTTCTTTACGATCTGCAAAATATTCTTTCTTGATAAATGGGATTACTTTACGACAATAGTTCTCATCAAATATCAGATTGCTCAGAATCTTTTGTTCTATTCGCATCAATTTCTGTTCCGCCTGTATATGTTAAATTGTTTTCTGCTACACCTTGATGCAGTAATTCTTGTAGTATATCACCTATGTATGCTTCAAAAGGTTTGAAGTCTGTCATACCTTTATCAGCATTTTCAAGTATCTCATACTCAAACTTTAGATGGAGAGAATCATTCTTCTCATCAGGATCGAATGATACCTTTCCATATGTATAGATTATACCCTCAAACGCACCTTCAGTCAACTTAATTGCTTGGAGTCCACTGTGTTTGTGTTCAAGAACTTGGTATCTAAAATTACTCATCAAAATCTAACTCTTCCAATGCTTTATCAAGATCGTCTTCTTGCATCATCTGTCCACCTTGACCGATTGAATACTTACTCTTTACAAAATCATAAAACGATTTGCTTGTAAGAATTGATAACCAAAAGTCTTTATCATCAGTTTCTTTGATGCGATATTTCTTGGCTTCTACTTCACCAGTCTCTGGATCGCACTTGGAATACCATCCGTTGCTTGGTTTGACCACATGCTTGGATTCAAGAGCAAGATCGAGCAAACCGCTCCACTTACTAAGACCACCATCAAAAGATACGCTAACAGGTATCTTAGATTTTTCTTTAACATAACGACTCTTCTCTACATTGATAATAAAATTGTAACCAACGATTTCTGTTCCTTCTTTTTCTTGCTGGCGACCAAGAATGTAAACATTATCTGCTGAATACATTGCACCAGTTCCACCACCAACGATTGCTTTTGGAAACATTCCGATCTCCATATATGTATGGTTCACTACAACCAGTGGAATGTCTTTCAAGTTTAAGTGCGGAGTTACCATACGGAACAATGACTTCATTTGTTTTGCTCTTGACATATCTGCAACAGACTTACCTTCCATGGCATCTTCTACTTCTTTCTTAGAAGCCAGATTACCAATAGAGTCAATAACAATAATCAAATGATCACCACGCTCTACATTGGACAGCTGTTGCATAATGTCGAACTTCAATTGTTCTACATCAGTCAGCGGAGTATGAACAACTCGCTTTGTATCAATACCAAATGTATCGAAGTAAGACTGCGGAGTACCGAACTCTGAATCATAGAACAATAAAGCTGCATCTTCATATTTGTCCATGTAAGACTTTGCCATTAACAAACTGAACGCAGTCTTAAAGTGTTTACTTGGACCAGCCCACATTGTAATACCTGGAGTAAGTCCACCATCAAGACGACCAGATAAAGCCACATTGATGATTGGAACAGAAGTAGGAATCATATCCTTCTTCTTAAAGAACTTTGATTCAGATAGAATCGCAGAGTCTTTGATAGTTGTGTTCTTTTTAATTTTGTCTAGTATGCTTGCCATATTAACCTTTCAGGAATTCTAATAATTTCTCTTCTGTGACTAAACCAATCTGTCGTCTGATTTCAACACCCTTGTCATCAACCAAAACCATAGTTGGGACAGATCGAACTTTATACTCTTGTGCCATCATCATTTCATTATCAATATCATATTCTTCAATTGGAATATCAATCTTGTCTTTGGCACCATTGATAACCATTGTAAGTCCTTTACATGGACCACACCACTCGGCATAAAATTTTAACAGCTTCATTTATATCTCCTATTATACAGTAACTTTTGTTGCAAGGCAACTATGGATTGTTCTTTGAATGTGGAACATCAAACACAAATGTAATTCTAACAATATTACCAACATTCTTAGTTCCATGTGACAGTTTATTGTTGAACCATATTAGATCTCCCGCATCAATCTTTACAGATTCTCCACCAACAGTGTAAACATATGAACCTTGAATTGCAAGATGGTATCTGTCTCTTGTTTGGTAGTAACTACCAATGTCAATATGCTGTCCAACTTCTCCACCAACTGGTAAAGAAAGGAATCCACACCTATCAAATTTCTTAAAGTTGCGTTTTAAGAAACCTACAATCTCTGTGTGTCTGCTATACGCTGGTGTCTCTATGGACAATTCACTATCACCGACATATTGATTTAGCTCTTTTACCGCACCGATTTTTAATTGAAGGACACCTGCTTGTACTGCAGGGAATCCATATTCATTAACTAAATCGTGCACACCTTCAATATCTTTCTGAGCACCCCAGTCAGCTGGGTATTGCTGCAATTGTTTTAGTATCTTAGAAACATTGATACCTTTTTTGATAACTCTAATGTTAGCCAAAGAAATCCTCCAATGAACTTTCTTCTTGAGTTTTCCAACCTAGTGGTTCAATAACAATCTGTAAAGCATCAAGAAATACCTTCTCAAACATCTTATCATAATCTATGTATGATTCTAATTTAAACTCTTTTGGAAGAACCTGAGGAAATGCAATCACATCTTCGTTGAAAGGATTCGGTGTACGAGCATATACAAATTTAATCTTATCTCCGTCACGGATAGGTTGATACTTCTTATCGATACCTAGACGCTTGCAGTGATGATTGAACAGCAATGCTCCACGAACATGGATTGGTGTACCCTTTGTGTAAATCGGACTGCCTGCATACTGCTTCAACCCATTCACACCTCGTGGGAAAGCAATCTCTTGAATCGGTAACTTATCAAACTCTTTTCTAAACTCCATAACATATGTATGTAGATCTTTTTGATCCCCAGCGAGGATAACTTGAAGAGAATCACGCAACTTTGTACGAATAACTGCAGGTGTAGATGACTTGACCATCTCAAGACCCATAACTTTGATCTTAGGTTTCGCAAACTGAACTCCTTCTGAGTTGTGAACATTAATGACATATCGTTTCTTTGCAGTCCAGATGGCTTTGTCGGCAAGAACTTCTCGCTTCATTACCATCTTCTGACTATACGCATTCATGTAATCTGATAGTTCGGTATAGCCTTGATCAATGAATGGCTGGAAAACATCTTCACAAATCTTATCCATGTACTTAATCTTCTGCTCAGTGTTCTTACCTTCGCAAACTTTCTCGATGAGATGTTCAAGTGTAAGATAGATTGAGTCAGTGTCAATCGCAATAACAAAGTCTTTACCCTCTGTCTTGAGAGTCTTGTTGAGGAATGCGTTCAACTTGTTCGCCATCCAACGAATGGACAACTGACCAGAAGTTGTAATACCCTCTGCCATTCTAATATCGAAGTAACGAAAGTATTGATTACCCATCGCACCATAAGCAGAGTTGAGAGCAATCTTCATAGCCATCTGCAGGTTATTCAATCGAGAGATATCCTTTAGCAGATGAACCTTGGACTTATCGTTTTGATATTCCTGTTCAATCTTCAACATCTGTTTCTTAAACTTGGAACGATTCGCATACATCTCTTCCATCAACTCAGGCATAAACCCTTTGATGTCTTTGCGATATGTCCAGCCGTTTGCAGTCATGGCAAGGTCTCTTCGTTTCAGATAGTCTGTGTCAATCTCTTTGTTGAGTAACTTATCAACAGTGACTGATAACTTCTCGCTCGTTAGAGTTTCTGGACTAATGTTATACTGCATAATCAAGTGAGGATACAATGAGTTCAAGTCAAACGAAACAACCCACTTGTGCATACCAATCATCGGATCTTTGACATAAGCACCTTCAAACTGTGCATCTTTACCAGAGTATGCCTTCGCTGGAATCACAATACCTTTCTTACGCAGGTGATTGTAAATGATAGTGTCCCACATACGAACCTGTGAGTAAACATCTTCTGGATTAATCTTAGCATTATATGCCATGGTAAGATGCAACTCAAGCAGACGCATCTTGTCTTCTAGTTTGTCAACCAACTCCACATCGTGAATGTTATATTCAACAAAGTCTGTCCAGTAGTTTGTATAGAAATCTTTGAAGTCATTTCCTGGATTCTCTTTCTTCTTATCATCCAGTTCTTCACCAGCAATATAATCTAAACGATATGACTCTTGCTTTGTATATGTATATTTCTTGTAAAGTTCGAGATAGTCTAGCTGAGAGATACCCATGATGTCATAGTGAATCTCTTCATTACCTTTAATGAAAGTCTTTCGTTGGTTGACATAACCCCATGGACTAATCTTGTTGGCAAATGTGTCACCTAACTCTCGCTGAATGCGATGAATCAAGTAGACATTATCAAAGAAGTCAGTGTTCCAACCAGTGATTACATCTGGATAATTACCTTGCCACCAAATCATAAACTCTTTAAGCATGTGTTGTTCGTCACGACAGTTGACCATCGTAACATCAGAACGAGGAGACTTGTACTCACCATACTTTGTTTGAGCAAAGGTAACAACCTTCTTGGATTGAAGATCTTTGATAGTGATTAACAGAACTTCTTCATTGGCAGACTTGATGTCTGGGAATCCATTCTCAGTTTCAGTCTCAATGTCAATTGTGAATACTTTAATCTGTTCCATATCCCAGTTGACATCGTCTTCGTAGGTGTCACTGATATATTGATATGCGTAGTTGGTATTACCATAGACAGGGAATCCCTCAACACCATCGTAGCGTTTAAGGAAGTCACGAGTCTCACGGATACCTCCAGGTTTTATTTCATCAACGAATGTATCTTCCAGAGTTTTCCATTTTGATTCAACCTTAGAAGTGACAAAAAGCGTAGGATAGAAATCTATCTTACGCTGATATGCCCTGCCATTTTGATATCCTCTAACGAGGATCTTGTCGCCCACTGGGTGGACGCTTGTGTAAAATTCCATTAAACTTGTTTTCCATACATAAGTTGCATTGCGTCAAGTGCGCAGTCGTGGACAGGGTGGTGCTTGATAACTTCGTGTCGTTTGAAAAGAGGATGCTCTACTTCTACATAGCCATTCGTAGTTCCAAACATAATGTCAATCGCAGTTCTGACATCTCTCCATACATTATACCCTGTAATCTCTTGCAAGTCAAACTTAACAGCAAGCGAATCAATTGCCATCTGGTCTAGCGAACCTCGTGCCCACATAGTTTGTTTATCGGCATTTGGGAATTGCTTCATGTAATCATAGAACTTTTGCATTCCATTTTCAACAGTCATGTCTTCACGAGATGGATCAAGAGAAGTCTTGCGAATATATTCGTGTTGACCTTTCCACCACTCAAGTGTGGACTTTGATGCAGTACGACCAACACTCATCTGTTCCTTAACATCAAACTTTACAAAACATGCATTGTCCAATAGGTCTTGATAAGTTGGTCGTTTCTCTGGATCAAAGTGAACCATAGCTGCAGAGAGAACCACGCAGTTGGATTCTACTCCCAGCGTTTCCACATCGAACATGAACATTAGAATCCTCTACCTTCACCATCTTTAGTGAAGAATGATTTGATCTTTTGTTCTTTAGTCCAACCATTAGTATAATCATTATCTTCATCACAAAGAGCCAATGCTTCATCTTCAGTCATAACACGATGGCTAGTAATAACTTCTTGAAGTGCCAACTGAGAAAACTCTTTGGCATCTTCCATTGTTACATCATCCATGGCATACTCAGGATTAGTTGCTGGTGCTTCGACCATGTAACGCATACGATAAGACATAATTGCTTCGACCAATACCCATACCGAACCTTGTTTCAGTTTAGTTGGTTTCTCCAACTCTTCAATACGAGCAGTCAATACGCTAACAGCAGTATTGAAATGACCAGTACCCTCACTGTAAGGATCGTAACGATCAAGCAAAACTTGTCGTTCTTGTTTCAACATGTCAATATATTCTTTAGTCATCATTATAACCTTTTATTGCTAACGCTTTGTTTAAAGATTTCTGCGCATGACGCAG